AGCAGTGTGTGGAACGAAAAAGACTGGGTGCATGCCGCCTACGCCAAGGGCGTTCCCATGGGCGGCGACTTGCCGGCAAAACAGGGTAAACAGACGCCGTCCTTCGTGGTGTGGGCGGTCAAGGATGCCGACGATGGCAACCTTGACCGAATCCAGATCATCAAGGGCTGGACCAAAAACGGCCAGACCTTCGAGAAGATCTACGACGTCGCCTGGTCCGGGGATCGCCAACCGGACCAGGCCACCGGCAAGCTCCCGCCAGTGGGCTCGACGGTCGATGTTTCCAAGGCGACTTACACCAATACCATTGGTGCCACCGAGCTGAAAAAAGTTTGGGTCGATCCGGACTTCGATCCGGCCCAACACGCGTTCTACTACGCCCGCGTATTGCAGATCCCGACACCGCGCTGGAGCACCTATGACGCGGCCAAGCTGCAAGTACCGCCGCCGGCCGACGTCTCGGCCACTGTCCAGGAACGCGCGTGGACCTCGCCGATCTGGTACACGCCAAATGCTGAGGACAGCAAGCTTGTCACTGGTGGCAAAACCATCGACCAGCTGAAAACCGAAGGCGCCAAAGCGCTCACTAACGAGCAATTACAAACCTACGTGGTGGGCAAAACCATCAAGGTGCGCAATACCGTCACCGGCCAGACGTTCGAGATCGTCTATGGCCCCGAAGGCCAACGCCTGGTCACCAGCGTCGATGGCAAGCCGTCTATGCAAGGGGAATACCTGAACATGCTGCATGGCGGCCAGTTTGGCGTGCCGGCCAAATATGAAATCAAGGACGGACATCTAGTGACAACACTCGGCGGCACCCCCTTCGAGGCCACAGTTTTCGAGCAAAACGGCAAATACATGGCGGCTCGCAACAACGAGTTCGGCTACGTGAATTATGAGGTTGAGGAGGTCAAGTAGCGCCGAAGCCAGTACAGATGTTCTGCATACATCGGTACTGGCAGATTGACGCGGACAGATATTGCCGTGGATTGGATGTTGACCCATCCACCCCGGTCGCTCTTTTTCACTTCGGTGTTGAGACTTCTTTGGCATAGGCCTGACAGGCCGCCAGGGCGATCAGTCCTTGGTCGCCGACATCGGTGATGCCGATAATTCGTTGAGCATGCGCTGGGTCAAATTGGGCTCGAGTGCCTCCATGAACCACGCCGCCGGCTGAGGTGGCGGCTGACACTGTGTCGCTATTGGTTGCATCGGTGGCGTCGAGTAGGACTGACAACCGCAGATCAGCAGTGGCAAGGCGATCGCGCAGGCGAGCCTGGTTGTGTTGAGCATCGCTCAGTTCCTTGTAGTGAGTTTGTTCACTGGCCGACAGCCGCTGCTCCAGGGCCAGACGATTGTCCTGTGCCGTGCGCACTTGGTCAGCGGCGGCGTTGCTGATGGCGATCAGATCGTCCTTGTGCAGGCCGGCCTGTTCGGCGAGTTGCTGGCCGTAACGCCAGTCCTGAACCTTCCAGGCCGACGCGGCAGATCCGCCGGCCAATGCGGTAAGCAGCACGCCAATGGCTAACAGCCGGTACGATGCGGGGATCAGGTCGACGACACGCATAACACGGCCCTCGCCCGGGTCCACAGTTGCAGCCGATCCTCCAGGCCATTGAGACCCCCGTTGATCTTGCGGGTGATCGCTTCGAACTCATCCCGATCCGCCAGGGCGTTCAGCTCACGTACCCACCAGAACCACGCCGCTGACTCGGCCGCCCATTGCGGCAGTTCGAGCAGCTCAGGGGTGCGCAGCAAACGCTCGTCGCCGAACAGTGCCAAGCTGCAGCGCAGGTAGTTATTGCGGCCGGTCACCTGGATCAGGCCGCGACCGCGATAGCGCTGGCCATCTCCATCCGCCTCTGGGGTGTTGCCCAGTTTCGCGGCCAGGTTGCCGGTGTCGTATTTGCTCAGGTACTGATCGCCACCCAACTCACGGAGGTACTGCAGCTGGCCAGACTCGTGCCCGACCTGGGCTAGGAACGCAGCCTGCCGCGTCGGTGTGTTGATCTGCCGATGCGCCATGGCCGCATTGAGGGCGGATACAAAAACGCCCGCTTGGCGGCGGGCGTTCGGGAGGATTCGCAGCAATTGCTGTTCCGTGATGGACATACAAACTCCTGGTATAAAAAAACCGCACGCGGCGGGTTTATGGGGACGCGATAGCGTTAGGCGAGACTGACGACCTTGACCGGCTTCACCTCCTTCTTTTTCTTGCCCTTGGCTTTGGCTTTGCCCTTGTTGCCGCCGTTGCACTCGACCGTGGTCGACCAGCCGGCTTGGGTATAAGTCTGCTCCACCGAATCCGCCAGATACTCGCCATCGAGCCCGACCTTGAAGCCCTGGGCATTAATCGGCCGCTCGGCAAACAGGTCGGTGCGACCGGGCATTTCGAAGCGCACCCCCGCGCCGGAGCGGTTGAACGCCGCCAAGCGCGCCTTGGCCGCCGACTCGGCGGCGGTCTTGTTCGGGTGAATGTGCCGATCGGTATGCACCGAGGGCAGACCGGCCGGCGCGTCCTCATTGTCCAGGGACACCACCGCGAGCTTGCCGCCCTTCTTGTCTTGGTGCTTGGTGGCCACCTTGCCGTGCGTGTTGCGATCGCCCAGACGGAACTGCCAGCGGCTGACGTCCTGGCGGGTGATGGTGATCGCGCCGAACGCCTTGCCGCTCGCGCTCTGTCCGCCCTGGCGCGGCATCACCAACAATTTGCCATCGGCGACCTTGGCCGTGCAGTCGTACTGCTTAGCCAGGCGCGTGATGAAATTAAAGTCGGATTCGCTGAGCTGGTCCGCCCGCGCGACCTTGGTGGCCACCGGACAACTCGGCTCCCAGCCGTTACGCGCGGCGATATCGGCCACGATTTTCGACAGTGGCACGTCCTCCCAGCTCCCGCTGCGAATGGTCTTGCCACTGCCGCGCATGTCGCTGGCCTTGCCCTTGATCACCAGCGTGTCCGGCGGACCCGACACCGTGATCTCGTCGACCACGTAGCGACCCAGACGGGCCAGCCCCGTCTCGACATAGCCCAGGTAGATCTCGATCCCAGCACCGCGCCGGGGCAGCGTCACCAGGCCGTCACGGTCGTCAATGCGTAACTCGAACTCGTCGGAATCCATCCCGGGTTTGTCGGTGGTGCTGAGCTGGATCAGCCGATCATTGATCAGGCCGGTGATGTCGGCACCATCGGCCACGACGCGAAACATAGGGGTCATGGGTTTTTTCCAAAAAAAAACCCGCGCAAGGCGGGCAAGAAAGTAAGGAGGTTGAAGCGATGAACAACACGAGTGTAGTCCATCAATCCCACAGGGTGACGTGTTCCTCGACCGCCGCCGCCAACTCCGGCAGGGTGATCACCACGCCGGCGCGAAACGGCTGGGCTTCTTCGGCCAACCCCTGATTGGCATCCAGCACCGCCTCGACGCTGCCATTCAGGTGGCCGTAGTAGTTATGGCAAAGGGTGTCCAACAGATCCCCGTCAGACGTTCTGCATGTCATCGCCATAGCGTACAAACTCCAGGGTGAACTCTTGTTTACGCGGAATCCCGCCTTGCATCAGCGCGCTTTGATCTTCGTCGACGCTCTTCAGGCACCAGGTGCCCAGCACGTCGCCATAGCCGGTGGTCAGCGTCAGCGGCCGAAGCCGGGCGCCGATCGAGCGCAACGTGTCGAGCTGCTTCAGCCCGCCCTTGAAGCCCGGGAAAATCTGGCCCTTGAGGGTGATTTTCTCGTCGCCCATGCCGACGCCCTGCTGCGCCGGCCGGCGCGACAAACGCTCCTGCGAGGCCCAACGGAATTCGGTCGAGCGGCGCAACGAGTCAAAGGCCGCCGTGTCGAGGTTGAAGTAATACGGCTGCGCCTTGGGATCGAGCGGCTGAAGGATCAACAGGTGCGGGAACGGCTTCACCGCCTCCGGCGCTGGCGTGCCATCGGTGACAAATGCCCACGACGGCAACACATTGGTCAACGCCGGACTGACCTTGCCGGCGATCTTGCTGATGGCCGCCGCCGCCCGGGCCGCCTGCTCCTTCAGCACCCCCACGCGCTCGTCAATTTGCGACACCGCCCGCGCGGCCTTGTTGTAGGTGGCCACCACCTGCCCGACCTTGGCCTGAGCCGCCTGCACCCCACGCATCACGCGCTGAAGCTTGGCCCCGACCGCCGGCCCGACAAAGGGCAAATCCTCCAGCTCGGACGCCGCCCCGGTGATTTCGCCGATCGCGCCATTCACGGGCCCCAGCATGCCGTCCAGGCTACGCCGGCCGGTTTCCCCGGCCGAGGCCAGGTATTTCAGCCCCGACTGTAATTGCTGCAATGCAGTCTTTTCCTGATCAGACATATGCCCTCCTGATTAAACGTGCGGAGCGTCGAAAAGCTGGGCGCTCCCCACCTGCTTGGCCATGTCGCGATAGTGCTGATCGAGCAACGGTTTGAGCTGGTTATAGAGCGTCGCAGCGTCCTTCACGTCGCCGTTCACCACCAGCGAAAACGGCGCCTGAATGTCCACT